AAAATCGCTCCCCCCAAAACAGATTAAACAACATTTCCCCACACTTGTCAAACACACGCCCTTCAGTTGCTTGCCAGCGGCTTCTCACACGATAATCACTTTGTTTAATGTCATATTTACATTGTGCGACATTAACCATTATTCACTAGAATGGTATAACACCCGTCTTACGTGCTTCACACACCATACAAGCGCAATCAGAGCCTCACACGCGCATATTACTCTATTCCATATCACAATCAAAAAACCGCCCGGACGTGGATGAACCGAGCGGTAAATTGTGATTATCTACTAGTCACCAAAGTTTGCGTTGAAATATACGCAAGGATTGAAGTACCATTGAATTTGACCATGAGGCCCTACATTAGCACTACTGGTGGTAGAAGTCATGATATAAACATAACCATCCGTAGCAACGTACAAGTTGGCAAGATTTACATTCGATAAGGTTGCTCCATCATTTGATCTATAGATAGTAGAACCGCCAGCGTTGATAGTATAGGCTTCAGCAGGTGCTTGGTTAAGTTGTAGAACTTTTAGACCATAGTAACCGGATAGACCTGGTACTGCGCTTAGTGGAATCGAAATAGCATTATCTGTGGTATTTGTTACAGTGAGGTAGTTGTAGAACTTAAAGATAGAACCATCTGCGTTCTGAGCGAGTCTGAGCACGCCAGCAACTGAAAGACCAGTAATGCTGACTAAAGCACTTGCGTCCTTAGAGGAGAAGTGATCTAGATTAAACATATCGAGGACTCCGGCAACACCATCGGCGTTTGCTTTCATCTGGGTATCAATCGCACTCATTGCTGGGTTAATATCGCCGAGCCATGCCGGTTTATCGGTACCAACAAATTGTGGAAGGTTATAATTTGCTGTATGATTAGTTGAACTCATAAAAATTCCTTTCTTATTTTATTATATCAAACTAATAAAGTTTTACCGTCCATATCATATTGCGTTGCTGTCAAGTCATACGCGGCATATGCGTTGGCCGTTAGTTCAAGCGCGTCATATTCCGTAGCAGTTAGAGCATCGCCTCTTTGACTTTCATACAATGAATAGATCATATCCTGGAGCGGTTCAGTCATGCCGGTAAATGGATCAAATACCATAATGCCGCCGAGCACGATAGTGTCAATGTAATTATAGATTGCTTGATCCTGCGTATCGACATAATGCCTCAAATTCGTGATTTGAGCATTTATGGTGGTGAGCAGGCTATAACGCAACGAGTTAATCTCAGTTTCGAGTCTCTCAATCTCGCCGTCGTAATTCTCAATGAATTCTTCGCAATAATTGATATCATCAATCATTTCGTTCAATTTCTTGAGAACACCGAGCAAAAATTCCGTAAAAGTCAAATTGTTCGCATAATCGGTTGAGATTGGTTGGAACAGACTGTTTGGCGGAATCTGTAACGTAAGTTTTTCAACTTTAGGCATTTTCGTCTCCTTTCTAATAAACGCCCATAAATAGAGATGCCAAATCTTTGATGATATCTCTATCTATCATTATAATATTTTCGCGATATTGTTGTATCATCTTCTGAGCCGTAGCAGATATACCAGAGTTACCTTTGATAGTTTTGGTATAATTCTGCGTCTGGTTATTCGTGCCGCTAGTATTACCTTGAGTAGTCGTTTCACTATCGCTCAGGCTGCTGGCATTATTCGAAGTTTGACTGCTGCTTTCGTCGTCATTTGCAGTCGTCGAGGAAGCATACGAACCGCCAAGAATACTAGATTTACTAATTTGGCCCTGCGGCGTATCAGAACTCACGTTCAAACCGCTTGTTTTGCCCGTAGTGGCGCTTTGATTGCTTGACGCGTCAGTTGTACTGTTTTTGGCCGTCTGGCTGCTTGTAGCGTTGTTTGTAGCGTTATTCGTGCCGGCATAAGTCTCAGAGTAATCGACATTTACGAGTGGATCGTACTTGATGGCCGCAGAATAGATAAGAGGGAGTTTTTCCTCCATAATCTCTTGCATTGCGACCTTCGCTCTCTGAATAAATAGACCAACAGTTTCGACGCTAATTTCTCTCATATAATAATGATCTACGATTTTTCTGGCCAATCTGTCCTTTGACCAGGTTCCTCTTTCATTTATTACAGAGATTTCTTGCTCAGTAAGGTAATCCTCAAGGTTGTAATCCTTGAAATAGCCTTCGACTTCTTCTCTAGAGAAGGTTTCGACTATCTCTCGGAGTTCAACGGTGTATCTACTCATCCTTTATCTCCATATCTTCTTCGGTGATGATTCCATCGCCGTTATAATCGGAAACAATTGATTCTTGTTCCTTAATTATATTATACAAGTCGGAGCGGACCTTGACTTCAACATTTGTGCCAAATAAGCGGTTCATTTGCTCTGCGGCCTTCTGGCGCGGTACAAGGTAACTCTGGAGGTTAAGGTTGATGAGTTCGTTGTTGGAATTCACTTCGTTGGAGATCAAGCGTTCTTTCTTCTCGGATAGATAGTTAATACCTAAGAATTCAAGGGCTTCGTTGAAAATCTGCTTCTTGTAATCTAACAACTTATCTGCGATGAATGGAGGGTTAGTTGGAAGAACTTGGAGCGATTCCTTAATGTTGCTCATTGAGTCTTTATCGCCAAAGATGGCAGGCTTGTTCTCGTTAATCTGAAGGAATAGATTTTCCATAGTGAGACGCTGGTTCTCATCCGTCTTAATAATGAATGGCATTTTATTGACGGTAATGTTGGTATCTGCTGTACGCTGCGCGAGACAGAGACGATAAGCGAATAATTCGATAGTATAGGCCGTAGCGGTACGGTTGAGGTTGTTGAGTACATGGACGGCATATTCGCCTTCATCGACGTTTTCCGGAACGAAACCATCATAAACCTTCTTAATCTTGTTGTATCCTACAGAATAGCAGTTGATGCTGGTTGGTAACTCATAAATGTTAATATCTCCAGCCGTACATGCTTTAGTGTTAATAAAGATTCCATCGTCGTTTTTGAGAAGTGCTGCTTGGCCGGTGTAATAGAGACAGAATTCAAGGAATCTGGCATCCATAGATTCCGGCAAGTTCTTCCATTCGAATAGCGAGATGGCGATTTTCTTTAGGCGTTCAAGATAATCAATATACGTGTCGTCATTGACAAGAATATTGTCCTTGAATCTCCTAGTCATACCAGTAATTTTTCTACGCATAATTCTCCTTATACAATATTGTTATTTTGCGAGTAATCTAGGAACGTGCTTGGATTGTGCCAGAGAGTCACACCGTTATCGAACATGGCCTTGATCTTCTGTAATTCATCTTGTGGAACGTTGCCAGTAATGTTACAACCTAGCGTCTTTACATAGTTCCAGTTTTGGCGACCGGTAATGTTTGGCACCTTTAGAGTATTTACTTTATAACCAAACATTGTGAAGTAATCGTCAATACACTTAATATATTCTGCTCGGCAACTCATCTTGAAAATAGTGAAGCAGCAACGATCAGACGCAAATTGTAAGTTACCACCAGCGAGGTTACCTTTGACCTGAGGTGGTACCATTTCGGCTTTACGGATAGCATTTTGAGTGTTTGCGATCTGAGAAGCAAAGTTCAAAACATTTCCGATTGCACCACCAGCATTGACAGATGGTGCCGCTTCTTCATCTGGGAAATATCCTCTTTGAACTGCTGTATCCCTCATATTTGCGGCAGCGGCAGCCGGTCCAGCAAAAGCGCTTACTGTATTTACAACAAAACCAGCAGCAGCGAGACCTGTCTGAATTGCGATATTCTTTCCATTCTGCGCTTCCCAGTTTAGGTAATAATCCGATTGCCAAGATAACTGAGGAAGTCTCGCGGCAATAACACCTTCACTATAACCATCACTTGATGACTGTTGAGTATTAGCAGTCTTTTTAGAATCACCAGGGACCAAACTTACTGCGCCTCCTTGTTCTAAGCATCCTGTCAAAATAAAGGTTGGAGTAGAAGTAAGGAAGTTTTCGTAATAATACTCAATATCTGTTCCGCAGTTATTCGTAATATGGAAATAATTATATGGCCCAACAAAACACTTATTGTTCTTTGGTACATAACCGTTTAGTGAAGTTGGTCTTGTGACGGTAACAATGTCAAATGCTTGGTCAGTATCACTATCGTCGGCCTTGTAGAAGTATCCGCTTCCCCAGATTCCATCTCCTTGAAGTTGTATCCAGTTACAAACTCCCTTAGGGCATAAGAAAACAGACACGATCGCGTCACCACGACCGGCTCCATCGTATGCGCCGGATAATGTATAAATACCGGCCATAGACGTTTTATTATAAGGAATACCGATAATATATGTACCACTAGGAACACCATTTATTATGGAATATACAGGAGGGTTAGTTGGAGAACTCTGTACTGTTTGGCCATCAGTATTTTTAATTGTCAAAGTTGTGACTTGGAAGCATACCATAACAGGCCCATCCGATAGCGGAGGTGTAACCGATGGATCCCAATATGACCTTTTTGCATAATATACTTTATCAAAACCGTTTGAGACGTATTCACCGGTATCTAGGCCTTCCGGAATGGTATGAAGGCCGAATGTATCGTCATTTACATGCTCACGCTCGACATAACTGGCGTGCCATGTTAAATCAAATCCGTATGTCTGCCAGGCATCGGTAGAGATTTTAATGGCGCTCATATTATCATTTACGTAGCGTATATTATCAATAAAAGCATAAAACCACTTGTTACCGTGGCTTTTATTACGATACATACAATAGTTATATTCCAAAAGGGATTCCATTGATCCTGGCCAGCGTATCGTTCCATCCTTTCGCTGGAAGGTGGCATTAGTCAGACTCAACTTTGGAAGACCATTGAAATAATTGTGTTGAGCAGTTGCATTGGCAAAACTCAACTGGTTTAAGTTGTCTAGTTCAAGCGGACATTTAATTAAATAAATCTCCGAATTTGGTTCAATTACTGCCATAATTTCATTTTATCATGAAAAAACCGCCATTTTCTGACGGTTTTCTCGTTATTTTCCGGTTTTCCCTTCCGGCACGGGCTCCTAACTAGTAGGAGTAATCGCTAGGCTCTGCGGTAGCAAATACAACAGCGTTTGCGAATAGAGAGTAGTTGTACATCTTGACAACGTTGAGGTAGTACTGCCATGTGCGGTTGTTGGCGTTGTAGAAGGTATCCATTTCAACATCCTGGCTCTTAATCTTGAACCATGCCTTATCAGCCATGATACCGATGATAGCAGAACCGTCGAAGACCTTTTCGCCTTCATCGTTATAGATATCGAAATCCTTTACACCAATAATTTTTCCGTACAAGACGGTCGATTCGATATGAAGGCTTGCCGCTAATACCTCGACGTCGATTTCACTTAATACGTCGTTGCGGACGAGGAAGACAACATCATCTGGGTTGGTCCAGGTAATGATAGGTTTGCTATCATCCGTATTGACCTTTGCCCATGCGTTGTAGTCGCTGGTTGGAGTCTGGAAGTTCATGAAGATTTCACGAGCCTTCTTGACGAATGCCTTAGCCTTATCGGCAGTATTTGGAGCATCAATGATTTCATTGATGGTATGACCGTTGCGGTAAGCGTTGGAAACGAGAGCCTTAGTCCAGTTGTACTGATCAATGGAAGCACCTGCGTAGAGGCTCTGAGTAATACCATTGATGAATTCCTCAAGAGATGCCCAAGAAACGAAAGCGTTCTTGATCTTAGCGCGGGTGATGGTTACTGGATACTGAACATCCATATTAACCGTTTGATACTCGACCTTTACGTCGCTTTCATAGCGTTGTAGTAAGCCGGCGAAGTCATTGACATCGAACTGACGACCACGAGCGCGATTTACGAAGATATTCTGGCCAGCGTAGCCAAGCGGAACCTGCTCGCCTTCTAGTTGTGCGAGAGGGTTGTCAAACATTTTGCTGGAAATCTGAGTATAAGCAATGCGCTTGACGAGTTTCGAAATGAATTCGTTGCGAACGTCTTCCATTTCGAGAATTGGGGTACCGAACTCACCAATAGATGTCAAATCAGTAATGATAGGAACATACTGATGATAGACGCTGCCTTCTTTGACAGACATCTCACGCATCTTGTTGAGCGCGGTTTGAAGACCGGTAGATGGGCCCATCTTTATTCTCCTTTATATTATTTTTTGAAATTACCATTAGCATCGAAACAATCTTTGAGAGAAATGTCCTTAGTTGGGCTTTCCTCATCATCCTCCTGCTTCGAACTAGTATGGCCTACAGGGATTTGTTTGAAAAGTTGCGCGTTTGCCGCAACCAACTTCTCATTCTTAGATTTAAGATCAGCAATCTCATTATCTCTGTCGTTAATGTCTTTTTCCATCACTTCACGACCGGTGATAATAGTTCCGAGATCGTCGCCAATCATGGCAAAAGCCTCATCGCCAATCTTACCTTTGATACTGTCATTGATTTTATTTAATTCTTCTTCCGTCATAACTATATTATACCACTTCTGTCAATTTCCTGAATTGTACCAGTAATGCCAGGCAATTGGCCACGGGTATTTCCTTTTCTTTGTTGTACCGCCTGGAGTTGGTGGAGTTGGCGGTGTTGGAGGGGTTGGAGGGGTTGAATCCCACCTTGTATTTCTGAATATTCCTAAGAAGTTATCTAGAGACAAATTTGCGATATTAGCAGGCCCACTTGATCCTTGACCTTGATTCTGGCCGAGACAGTTTATACTGTTAGTGCCATTGTAATTTTCATCTGCGAAGGCAATGTGTCCGGTGGTACTATACTGGTTATAATTCCAAACCAGAATGTCTCCCCTTCTAATATTCTCTTTACCAGTTAATGAAATAAATGGTGACTGGGAGTTGATACGCCGTGAGACATTCCAACAATCTGCGGCAGTACCATTTCCTCCTGGACGCGTCACAAGCGTCAAACCATATTGGAAGTACAACAGAGCCGGCAAATCCCAACATTGGTTGCCATACGCATAATCCACGTTGTAACCATTACCAAGTGTCGTATCTCGCCATTGCTGGTAAGTGTTATGTGGAACTAACCTGTATCCGTTGTACTGTGCCATTAGTATTTGAATCCGTATTTCTTTAACATGTCATAAGTCTTTGGGCCAGTATTGCCATCTGGATAAAGACCGGTTCTCCTCTGGAACTCCTTTATGCTGCTGGTGAGATATTTGCCATAATAGTTACCAAGTGCTTTGGCCGAGGTATATTTAGGGAACTTTGAACGCATAAAGAGTGCCAAGTCGCCAATTCTAGGATCGCAGTCGCCTGGTCCCCAGTAGCCCTTTGGAGGAAGGAAGTTCTTGGCTGTTGTAATTTTTACAACATCCACACCATCCATCCTAATATCCCAACCGAGCAGGCCTTGTGGATTCCTGACAACCTTACCGTCTGAGTAGTACGTGCCTTTATCATAAACGATCACGTGACCGTACTTGCTCGTACTTGACTGATATACCGGAACAGAGATGTATGAAGGAAGTTCATTCATTGCTCTCAAAGTTCCGTTCTTTTTGGCGGCCTCATATGCGCTCTTAGCGGACGCATACTTACCGGTATAGATTCGAAAACCTAGACGGCAGTTCTGGAGGCACCAGCCCTTCTTCGTTCCCATCTCTTTGGGATAGAAGTTTTTAATTTGTTCGTATGCCATATTTTCTCCTTTCTTTTATTATGGCTATGCTTCAAAGAACCAAACATCACCAGCCGAAGCAGTACCTACTTGGCTTGTATATATGCGTACCGCGCCACTTGGAATGACAACAATTGAGGCAACACCTTGAGTGTTGTTGTTCCAGTTCGTTACACGACCAGGACCATAAGTAACTTTTAACACCTTATTCGTAGCAGTTCCGACAATATTCTGACCAGCAGCAAGTGCTGTTTGAATATCATACTGAATATTAACTAATTTTCCTATCTTGTAACCTGCTAGTGTATTTATAGTAATTCCACTATTAAATGAAATGTAATCTGATGGAGTAATCGCAACTGGAGTTGTTGGAGCGTCTGCGCCTTTTGGAATACCAAAGTTGAGTACCGCAGCAGAAGTTGTACCAGAATTGGTAACAGTTGCCGATGAACCAGCAGGTAAGGTTGTAGTCGTACCAACTGTTACAGTTGCCGCACTTCCAGCGGCACCGGTATCACCTTTCGGAATTACGAAGTCAAATACAGCAGCACTTGAAGTACCAGAATTAGTGACACTAGCACTAGAGCCAGCAGCACCAGTTGTAGTTGAACCGACAGCAATAGTTGCGGCAGCACCTGGAGCACCGTCTTGGCCATCTTGGCCGTCTGCGCCATCAGCACCTCGGGGAATTGAGAAATCGAAAACCGCAGCGGAACTTGTTCCAGAGTTCGTAACCGTCGCAGCAGAGCCCGCGGCACCGGTTGTAACTGTACCAACAGCGATGGTCGCCGCTTGGCCTGGCGCGCCATCTTGACCATCTTGGCCGTCTGCGCCATCAGCACCTCGGGGAATTGTAAAGTCGAGAACTGCCGCCGAAGTAGTGCCAGAGTTTGTGACAGAAGCATTCGTTCCAGCCGCGCCAGTTGTCGTAGAACCAACACTAACCGTCGCGGCTTGACCTGGCGCACCGTCTTGACCATCTTGACCTGGAACACCTTGAATACCTTGAGGGATATTAAAATCTAACACCGCAGCAGAGGTTGTTCCAGAGTTCGTCACCGTTGCTGGATATTCTGGAGCAACAGTTTGAACTGAACCAACAGTAATGGTTGCCGCGTTGCCGGCGATACCTTGAGGGATAGTAAAGTCTAGAATTGCGTCGGAACTTGTACCGGAGTTAGTAACAGATGCGTTCGAACCAGCCGCTCCGGTTGTAGTACTTCCAACCGTAACCGTCGCGGCTTCCCCTTGATTTCCTCTAGGAATAGAGAAATTAAGCACCGCAGCAGAACTTGTACCGGAGTTCGTGACGTTTGCGTTTGTACCAGGAGAAGTCGTAGTTGTCGAGCCAACAGTAACCGTCGCGGCTTGACCATCTACGCCATCTCTACCTGCGGGACCTTGCGGCCCTGGAGGACCTGGAGGCCCGACTAAGGCTTCAGATTCACTAACAATATCCTGATCGGCACCGACGAAAACATCTGAAGTGTCGATGGATACTGAATTTCCTAGATCAATTAAAATATCTTCCATATTAACTCTCGAATACAGTTTGCTTTACAATTATCTTGCCGGAAAGTGGAGTCGTTTTCGCCGTTCCAATCGTGAGGCGTAAATCATAAACATAGTTCTTTGGATCTAGCGCGGCCGTATCTGAGGACGTGATAACGACTTGGTACTTGTAACTAGATATCTTTGTGATACCGTTACCCAGAGATTTTGAGATTATATAACTCTCATCGTCGTACTTCTCCTTGACACCGAGTGCGAGCGCCGTCGCATCGGTTGCGGAAGTGAAAGTGATGGTGAATGCTAACTGATCACCCTTTTTTATTAGAAAGTTTTTTATCATTTTTCTTCTTACCTTTCGATTCGTTCTTCAACGATTTTAATGCTCTTTTTATTACGTCTGGAATCGGAAGACCTGCTTCGCCTAAGTTTTCCACAATCGAAAGCCCTTCATTGGCCACGAAATAGTATATAACTAAAGTTCTAACAGCACCGGTTGAACCGGAAACCTTGTCTAACAGCACGGCAAGCGCAACGATTACAAATACTCCCACCTTCTTGAGTAGCCCTTTCAAACCAATCTTTGAAGATAGTTCCTTATTGACAAATGCCTTAATTACACCTGAAATGTAGTCAAGTGCGACTGCGATGACGAGACATTGTAGGGCAACATCCCATTCACCGAAGATGAAAGACAGGAATGTTCCAATGCCGGCTAATGCTGCGCATACAAATTCCTTCATGTTTTTATTATAACACTAAGCGACCAGATTCAATTTCTTCCACAAGAATTTCACAGGCCGAACAAGCAGCATGAATGGATTTTGATTCATTGTATTCTTTAAGAAGTGATATGATTATTGCCTTTTTGACTTCGTTCATATTTATCCAATTCTCGCTGAAGTATAACAGCGGCATCCTTATTATCTAACATTGGGAAATCGTCTGGATCAAGTTCTGAATGACATTTCATAACTTGGCAGCCCAGCGCTTTCGCTTCAACAGCGCAGCGGCTGACTGCGTAACAGATTTCATACTGTGCCATGAAACGGAGAAGATCGTCACGTTCCATATCGTCTGGCGCGTAATCTACGTCCTTTGGCACGTACTTTTCAATATCTGCTAGTCTCCAATTCCAGCGATTGCCTACATAACAGGCCTTCTTTGTCTTCTTGGTCCTGAACTTCTTTACATAGTCTAGATCTACCGACACCGGAAGATAGATACAAGGAAGCCCTTTACTTTCAACGTATCGTCTGGTACATGGCTGATTTACCACAAATATCTGATTCTTGTAATACTTCCCAAGCCATGAGCCATACACCTTTTCGTGTTCGGCGTTATTGTGTAAAAATACAATGGCGTTATCGAAGGAACCTGTACTGTATTTACCGAGTAAATCCCACGGACGATTTGTTTTTACTCTAGGAACAATATTCTGTTCAATCTCTTTGGCATAAAAGTACGCACCATTAAACTTCCCCTTCTTGAGTTTATTTCTTGCCAGAGTGAAAGCAGGTGTGTCTGCCGTGATCATGTTTGCCATTTTCTACCTCATCTATATACTTTTGAAGCATCTTGGCGGCATCCTTATTATCTAATATTTCCCAGACGTTTGGATCCGGAAATCTTGGATCATAAGGGAGTACCTCGCAGCCAAGAATCTTTGCTTCGATGGCGGTTCGACCAACCGCATACACTTGTTTATATTTTGCCATTTCTTTTAATAATTCGTCATGTTCCATTCCACCGAGTTTTGGAACGCCTTTAGGCACAAGTTCAGAGTATATCTTACACTTACGGCCGGCGTAACATACTTCTTCGGTCTTTTTCGTTTTGAACTTTTTAATATAATCTACATCCACCGAGAGAGGAAGGTAAAACGAATATCCGAGATTCCGACAACGTTTCGCCGTCTCTGGCGTTCCGGATACTACAATCACATCCTTATAATTCTTTATGAAATTGTACTTGTACGGATAAAGATTGTTGTGTATGAAGTAGATGGAATGATCCAAACACTTCTTACCTACCATAATTGTAATCCAGTTCCTATCGGTTTTTACATGAGGAATTATATTATCTACAATGTCCTTACTGTAATAATAAGCACCATTGTGAAACGATGGGCCAAGATGGGAACGTTCCTCGATGGATTCTGGTTCTTCATGAGAGATTATCATTCTTCCTCCTCTATCTCCGTTACTCGTGGCGGGTTAAAGTTATAGTCTACCTCGAACAATCTACCGTTATTGAAGATTACACCTTTCCCGACTGGCCTAGCCGCAAGAATTTCTTCGATAGCTTCGTCATATTCTTTTGTCTCTTTGTTATACGAGCGAGCGAGCTTGGTTTTATCCCGTTCAGTCATTCTTCATCATCTCCTATTACGAAGCACAGATATATCAAAATCATTATTAAAAGAACAACTGCACCTATTAAAATAATCATCGCCTTCCCTTTCTCCGATTTTGACGTTCCTGTTTTCGCTTCGCCTTAACTTTATTATATCTGCTTCTTCGAATCTCGGCCTTGTGGAGCATACGCTTGTAGGCACGCTCGACGGCCTGGTCAATGAAGTCCTTATTCGATTCCATCAATCTTCTTCCTTAGTTTTACGATATCGTCAATCAGGGCTTTGGTGTTCTCGATGACGTCCGGCAGCGCATCCTTCTCGGCCTGACGCTTGTAGAGCCATTCAAGATCGTTCTGGTAATTCTTGAGAGCGTTCCTAATATACACGAAGTCGGATATCGAGAGGTCTTCTTCCTTGACAGATATCTTATGATCCTTCGTCTGTAGGGTATAATGAGTTACCATCCCATTCTCCTAAATTCTCGAATTTCTCGCTTAATTCTCCACTCTCTAATTTTCATTCTTCCTCCTCTCCAAGCAGCTCTGGGTTCTCGTGAATATTACCGATAACTTCGCAAAGGCCAGCTTCTTCGCATAACGACATTGGCTCGTAGTCGTCTGGTACTGAAGCCCAGCCAAGATAAAAATAGGTACAATCGCTATCCTTCATTTCACAAAACTTTACTACGCTTTTCGAGCCGCCCATGAACCGCAAAATATCCCCTTCGTATATCTCTTTGCCGTTTTTGTCTTTAAGGCCTGTGTATTGTTCGACGACATATCTTTCGCTGTCCTCTAACACTTCCCCAAAACAAGATACGCTCAAGTCGACTCCGTAATACGCCCCACAATCATAGGCATTCTGTACGTCATAGATCATCTTGCCTTCTTTTGAGTCCCACGCCCTGAACTTTAACTCTCTCATTCTTCCTCCTCTTTGATTGAAATCTTATGATCCTTCGTCTGAAGGGTATAATGCGTTACCATCCCAATCTCCTTAATTCTCGAATTTCTCGCTTAATGTTTCTATCTTCAATGGCTTCGCGTCTAAGTTCGATTTTGTGAAGGATATCTCTGTATTCTTGACATAACATTTCCTTCTCCTCGATGCTGGATTCCTTATCTGCGTAAATCCAGTAGATTGCTGTTTGAATGCCTTTGTAGAGGGTATTGAGTTCCTCATAATTAAAACTTCCGTTATTTTTCACTTGATTATATCCTTCGCTATCTCGGAGGCATAATCTTGTAATATCTCCGAGCACTTTAGTAATAATTCATGTTCTTCGTTCCTTTTTGTTTTTAATGCTCTAGATTCTAGTTCGCTTATTAGATCAAGTAGAATCTTTAGTTGTGACTCTTTTTCCTTTATTCTATTTCTCATGCTTTGCTGGGCCTCGTTTGGATTTCATCCCACCAATGCGGCCGGCGGCGCGGGCGCGTTCTGGATTGTTGTAGAAGCCACCGCTATGACCGGCTTTTCCGCCCATGCTGCCTAGACGAGAGTAGAAGTCTTTGCCGTGGAGTTTGCGGTTAGTCTCAGCGGCCTTTTTTCCACCTTCCTTCGTTCCTGCCATCTTATCCTTTCGTTAAAGTTTATATGCTTTTATTATAAGGGTTATGCTAGATAATGTCAATAAAAATAGTGTTGTATTATTTACAACAAAAAACTAGGGAGGTATATAAGGGTGGGTGTAATGACTTAAATATCCCTAGTTTGACAGAGTATAACATAAAGTGAAACAAAATACAAGAAAGCCGCCAGGGTAACTTGTGGCGGCCATCTTTAACGAAAGTTATGGGATTCAAAGGCATCCCACGTGTATATTATATCAGTTAATTGAGAAATCTGTTGGAACTAGGATAACACCGCCTGGCACGTGTTTATAGGTTAATTTGCGGCCAGCCTCACCAATTTCCTCATCTGTAAAGTCTGCGGTATTAAAGCCAACCTTGAAGTTTTCGAAATTGACAATATGACCGAGTTTCTTAGGAAGTCCTGCGACCGTCACGTTTAATGATCCGTCCGGCCATTCCTCAATGTAACACTTCTGTCTCAAATATTTGCCACGCCAGTATCTTGATTCCACCTTCCACGCTCCGAGTTTGTAATCGTCAATCTCGATGATTTTACCGAGTTCAATGAAGTCGTCGTGATCAAGACCGGTTACATGGAGCGAATCAGTATCCGCATATACAAATGCGTCATATCCCTTGTATTTCATTGACCAATCGCGTACTGCCTGCGCAGAACGGATTGTCTTACACCTAGCGAATGAAGTGATAAAACTAGCACCAGCCACCCAGATTGGTTTTCGTTCCTCTAGATCTAAATACATTTCATGAAGGCATGAATCTTCGCCTACATATGGGCGCTTCTTGGCTCCTAAAGGATTCGTTCCGAGTTTGCCATAAAGAGAATTCATAAATAGTTTTGAAATCAGATACTGAGCCTTGTTACCTTCCTTCTTGGATTTAATCTTCTGCTCCGACCAGTAATCAATATACTCTTTGAATAATCCAGTTGCGGCCTTGAACTTATATCCACCACCCCATTGTATATCTGTTACGTCGTACTGCTCAAAGAATAACTCTAGATCTGGATTGGTGAGTGTTAGCGTCACTAGTTCGTCGCCGGAATTCGCAATATACTCATTCGGAGCGAAACGAAATGACGATTTTATCTGAATAGACGGTATCTTCTCCGGTTTTATATTGAACCGGCAAGATATCGTCTGCGTATAGAGTGGATACAACGCATCCTGTTGGTACTTTCCATCAAAATATATCGGCGTATCGTATGGTGCTGGATAATAGTACATAACCGATGGATAAAGAGAATTCACGTCCATCACATAACCGCTGCCGGTTTGTTTTTCCTTGTATTTTGGCGACAGATAAGTGAATCCTCCTTTGTAAGTATGACGAATATCTCTGTCAATCTCATTCGGAAGTACCGGAAACAGAGTCTTGAAACGAGGGCAAAGTTTCTTGAAGTTCGCAAGCGCGTCACTTCCAATTGTCATCTTTTCATGACCTTGTTTGAACATAACGTCTAGTGCTCGTGCCACGATTTCAACGTCATTCCTAATATAGTCAATCTCATGCGCAGTTAGTTTATGACCTGGCGCTCGGTACGCATCGTAGTCTAGTTCCAACTTCCGGATTGGAAGGTTGAATCCTTTGGCAATATCTGCGACGGAGAAGTTAAGGATTTTAAGCGAATCAAATATCCGTACCTTGTTGGTATGATGGCCTCTTACCTTGAAATATACTTCCATCGAATACCACGCTCCCATATCTGTTATAAGCGTCGTATAGGTATTATCTGCGGCCTCCTTTATATCCTCAATCCACGTGAAACCGTGCGTTTCGAGCCAGTAGCACCAATAGGAGCCATCGAACTTGAGGTTGTGATAGTAAAGATCCACGTTGTCTCTCTGGTTCTTACACCACTCAATTAGATCCTCGATTGAATTGCCGTACAGGAAATTCTCTGGCTTGCCAATTTCGCACAGAGCATATGCCCAAACGCGGCAGTCATTCGGATCAGTCGTCGTTTCAAAATCACACGTAAAACGCCGCATAATACCTCCGTTAAATGTTTTTGTAATATTTTATTTTCTTGTCAAGTGTATTAAAAATCTTATCGAACGACTTTTTCGCGTCTCTTTGTTCAATTTCAAAGTTCTTATCTGTAAGGGAGTTGTAATAGTTGAAGATATAACTAATATCTGGATCCTCACGGAACATGCGCTCGAATTGACGTGGTGTCAAAGTATTGAATTTAGCAATCATTTCGTTCATCTGATCCTGGGATATACCGAGATTCTCAGCGTCCTGGAACAAGGCCTGAATGTAATTGCTATATAACGCTTCGCGGTTGCGTTCATAGTTCATAACCGCACGGCCTGCTCTAGTTCCGATAAGAGTGCGCCAATTCTTCGCCAACTCCTTCTGTTGTGACTTGAGATCTTCTAAATATGCGTCATGCCTCAAGCGAGCGGGATTCCACGGTTCGCGATCTATCAACTCTATTTCACGTTGAATCTCTTTCCTACGGCGGCCAAGCGTCAATCTGAACTGCTCAATCTCATATTGAGTTGTTGCTTTACCACGAATTGTTCTGGCCTTTACAGCCTTCGTTGCGGTGAATAAGCCCATCTCTTTGAGACGCTTATTCATTTCACGCTTTGTATAATACTTGGAGACTAAATCTCGATAAGATACTTGCGCAGGGACGTTCTCAAACACTCCCATGCGGATGAGTTTGCTTCGTTCCTTCTGATACCGGCGTACTTCACGTTTAATCTTAGCGACATAATTCTGACTAAATCTAGCCGGCATAGTACCTCTCTTACGTATTAAATTTTGCTTTTATTTTAACACATTTGTCTTTGATTTTGGCCGGCGGAGTTTTACACATCCGCCGGAGTTGTAGCGACTCGATTATTCCGCAATCTTATCCATGTTGGACTTGACACCACCTTCGACTACGAAGATGCTTTGAACGCGAGCAGAAACGCCCTTGCCAAATTTGTTATCCCATTCGTAAGTGCGAACAAGAATATTAACATTAGCACCGAAGCGCAAATCTTTTTCACCAAGACCATCCTTACCATCAATGTCAGTGTATTCCGAAAGTTTCAAAGTGAATTGCTTTGTGGTTTCACCATCCTTGTTGGTGTAGTCTTTGAATTTTGGCGTACCTTCACCAATGCCTGCTTCTGCCCAGAAGGCTTCAATCTGCTTCTGGAGTTTATCGTCAGTCACGTCGATGACAATGTTCTTGCCGAAGCCCTTGTCCTCAAGTTCTGCGAATACAATTTTAGCGTTTTTGATAATCATTTCCATAGTAGTGTTCCTTATATTATTTTAATTTGCTTTGACTTTTAGTTTGTACCTTTTAGATCAAATCCACGTTTTTGCCTCGCTTTCGTTAAAGTTTGTGATTTCAATATAGTATATAAATAATGCTTATGTCAATGACTTTTTCATTGTAATTTTTACAACATGATATAATAAGGTTGTGCTGGCCGCTTTGGATTTAATGCAAATTGACCGAAGCGGACGGAATAATCCACATGAAGAATGTAGCGTCCCCGGTTGTCTGGTGATTACAGCAATCTGCCATCCTGGGTAGGCCGGCACGGATAGGAAAGTTATGGCGAAATATTGGTATGACTACGATAAAATATTAGGATTTAATGCTACTTATAATTTTATAGTGACATCGCGCGGCCTCGGCAAAACTTATGGCGCTCTAAAATTATGTATTAAAGACTTTTTGAAAAACGGCAACGAGTTCATTTACTTGCGTCGTTACAAGACGGAACTTCAGAGTTCAAGCAAGCACATTTTTGATTCAATCAATCTGAATAAAGAGTTCGAGGACGTAAGTTTTGTATCCGAAGGGAACAAATTATTTGTTCAACATAAGCAGGATGATGAGTCAAAGCAAAAACCGGAAAAAGAATTAATGGGCTATTCGATTTCACTAAGCACCGCAAACATTTTGAAATCGACCAACTTTAGTAAAGTCAGGACAATTATATTTGACGAGTTCCTGTTGGGCGCTGGCGTGTTCCATTATTTGCCAAACGAAGTCGAAGCATTCCTCGATTTTTATGAAACAGTAACGAGGATGCGTGACGTGCGTGTGTTCTTTTTAGGAAACGCAATCACGCAAAGCAATCCATATTTTAGTTACTTCCGGCTAACGCTGCCGTATAACTCGAATTTCAAAACATTCAAGAATGGCCTGATTGTTGTAAATTATGCAACCAATGCTGATTACGTACAGGCCAAAAAGGTTACTAAATTTGGCCAAATCATTGAAGGTACGCATTATTCAAGTTATGCAATCGAGAATGATTGGTTGAATGATGATGATGCGTTTATCGAGAAGAAGGTTGGTTACTGCCGGAACATTTCGACTGTCAAACTCGGCGGCAAAATGTATGGCGTGTGGCGGAGCACCGATAACAAAAGATATTATATTAGTGAAGATTATGATCCATGTAACATTTGCATAATGAGTCTAGATCGTGCGGATCATGACGAGGAAACAATTTTGGCTAATGCCCGGAACAATCCATTTTTCAAATTCGTGATTGAAAACTTCCGCGTCGGTAACGTCCGGTTCGAGAGCATCAACATTAAAAATGCATTCTTGAATATTATAAATAAGGCATTATAATGAAATTATGAGTAGGCTAGTGCCACCGGCCTATTCATGAACCATGTGTTGAAATAAA